TCGTAAAATCTTTCCCCATTGTTTTAAGCACACCCATATACTCTTCACGTAAAGTGCGACCTGTTGACATTTCTACATGGTCTTCATCGCTTGCAAGTTTTAAAATACTTGTTTTACCTGTAGAATCCGTAGTACGAAGTTCTTTGATAGATGGTGAGTTATTGAGGACTGAAAAACTATGTTCAATTTCTTGCGGTGCTGGTATTGAATAATTATAAAAATTATAAATCAGTTTTCCATCAAAAGGTCTTGCATTTCCTCCAATAAAGATGCCATTAGGAAAATTTGACTCAACTTTATATAAGCCATCACCACTAAAAGTAATAAGCTCTCCATCAAAAAAGAATGATGGTACATTATCTTTTAAAGCAAACAATACTTGATGTGGTACATTTTTTTCAACTTTAAACAGCGCTCGACCTTGAAAGACAATCGTGTTGTCATTTCTTCTAATATCTAAAGAAAACCCACCAATTATCCCAGAGGCGTCTCCTAATTGTATACACGATACAATTAAATTGTCATTTTTTAAATTAAATAAAAATCTATTTGCACCATTAATTGCATAACTGTTTGCTATATATTTAAATCCAAAAACAAAGCTATCACTATAATCAAATGTGTCTGAAATCTTTATTTGCCCATCAGTTTTACTAACAGTATCTACAATTCCAATACTACTGTTCTTAATAAAATCAAATTTTGTCTGAGGAGCACCACCCAAGGTTAACATACCTTGTAGTCTGTCACCTTCTGCTTTAGCATAATCACCTTGTTCTTTAGCGTAATCCCCATTGGACATAATTTGATTGGCTTTACTTTCAGCTTTATTAGCTGTAGTCATTGCGCTTTCAGCTGTTTTCTTAGCTTGCTTAGCTACTTCATCTGCACTCGAAACCTCTAGTATCATGTTTTGTAAAATACTATAGTTTGCATCAGCTTGAACGGTATTGTCATCCATTAAGCTCTTGCGAACAGTATATTTAAACGTTGGGGTAGTAAGTCTCATAGTTTGATTTGTAGCATCATAGATTTGTAGTTCTGCGAATACATGCCCTACTTCTGTAAACATACTTTGTAACAATACAATTTCTGCTTTACCATTATTCGCATCAGATATCGTACAATCTTGCTGTTGTCCATTTATAACCATTCTTACAATGCAGTTTGATAGATTATAAGGTGTTATTCTATCTTCTAGTAAACTGAATGTTATTTGACACATTCCAAAATCTTCTGTCGTGAACTGTATAGCCGGTGCATTAAGTACCCCCATATAAATGTCCATCAACACTTCATAATTCTTAGGCTTCATATTCTAGCAGCCCTCCTTCCTAATATAAAAGTTTTCCTATTATGATAATCGAACCACTGCTATAGTCAATGTAAACCCTGTCACCTCTATTAACTTGTGCTAGGCTATTGTAATAAATATCAACTTCTTGCTCATCTGGCCCATCTATTTTTATTTTCACGCCTTTACCTGGTGCTACATCTAATACTGTTGCATACCTTGGTTTCATTCCAATCTCACCAACCTTTTACATACATGTTGCATTTTTGCTCCTGCTTTTAATGTGATGCTGTAGCTTTGCTCTACAAATATACCTCTTAAGTCTTTGTGCCTTAAATCTAATATATCGTTAACGGTATGCGTAGGCATATTAAGTGTTTCAAACGTCACCTCTTGCTCTACCTGCACCGCGTTAAAAGCTAATTTTCTTACGAGATTATCTAACTCTGTCTGATTTGCAATGTTGTCCACGGTATCAACGTCTACAATTTTTTTACCATGTCTACGCTGTATCGAAAAGATACTTGTAGGGTCTGTGTTGGTATAAGTGCTGCTAAGCATTCCTAATTGTGGGTGGCTTACTATACGAGTTATCACATTAGGTATGTTATAGTAGTCCATCTTTTTACGAGGTGTACCCAAGATAATAGACATTTCATTGTCTTTATAAGTGTTCGTAACATTCAATGGACTAGGTTCTACGTATTTCTTACTCACGAACCAACCGTTAGCATCCGTCATAAGGCTTGTATAGTTGATTTGTTCTGCGAAATAGTTAAACCATTCAGCCTTATTTTTTGTGTAATCGCATACCACATCAGCAGTAAGCACTAAGTCAGTAGCTTGAATATTGATTTTGGTAATACCACAACTAATTAAAAAGTATCTAAGCACCTCACCATAGTTCGTGCCTTTTAGAAATAGTTTAGGGCTATCTAGCTTATCCTGCTGTACACTTATGACTTCATCGTAGCAATTCGCATAGCATATACCATCTTCTACAATTGGAGTAAGCATTAAAAAAACACCTAAGCTATACCACTTAAGTGCTTTATTAATTCTTATCCCCATACAAACTCGTAGCTTATCATTTAGATAATCTACTCTATCATCTTCTGTAAATTCAAGTGTTGCATAACGCTTAATCACCTTATCGTTATATACGTTAATCGTACCATTTTTAAGATGTAGGTCACATTTTTTACTCCCATAATAATCGAGCAGTTCCAATTTGTAATATTCTTCTCTCGCTCCATACTTACAAAGGAGTGCATCTAATTCAGATTTAGTTAAATTATTCATAGTCTACACACTCCTTATAATCTACTACCGTTGCACTAATAGTACCCTCATGGTCACTCAAGATACTGTTACGATTGTATGGTAGAGATGGTATGACGAAAAATACTTTTTCTGAATGATCTCTATAGCAAAATACTTCCCTGCGGTGGAACATTTCAATCAGTTTATCCAAGCTATCGCATTGTAGCAAGTTTAGACTGATATTTTTACTTTGATGTTCGCCGAATACTGCTATAGGATAAGGTCTACCACTAACTTCAATAAGTGTACATTCTAACCCTAAGTTAGCATTGAACCTATCACTTGATGTGAAGAAAGCACAGTTGAGTTGGTCGTCTAACTTATCTACAGTAGCTAATACGGACCTATTAATTTCTACATACTCATAGCTTCTATTACTGTCTTTGTAGACATCCGATGCATTTATACCTCTGATAACATAAATGCAATCTTTGTGAGGTGTGTAATCAGTATAGTATGTGTTAGTAGTCTTTGCGATAACCTCATTGTTTCGTATAATATAAAACTTCGTAAATTTATTGTTTGGGTTATCCCATCTTAATTCTACGGTATTTTGTACGCTTATACTTGATAGCTTGATAACCGTGTTTTCTGTAGCATTGATAGTGATTTGTTTCGTGCCCCACTCACTCTCTAAGCTGTATTGATTCATTACCTTAACTCTTACAGTGTAGCTACCATTAGCCAAGTAGTCATTAATTTTGTGACTTACATACAACCCATTATTCCAATCGGTACTATGGATAATCTCACTACCTTTTAGTAGTTCAAGGATATAGCTTTGTTGGTCTTGTGTGTCCCATGTGATAGTAGGTCTACTTGTCGTAAAAGTACTACTACTTGTAATAGTTGGGGTAGGTGGCCTACCTTGTACGATCCATTCAGCTTTTTTTGTTACATGTTTTTCTACGCCTGCGCTCGTACGGTATGTTACAGTAAGTACCATACTATGCTTACCTGTTTGAAGTGCACCTGCTATTAAGATTTTTTCTTTTTCAGTCGTACCTGTATAAGTTGTACTTTCGTCTATAACCAGCTTCCATTTACTTTGATTTTGAGATGTCCACCATACTCGAGTAGGGTTATCACGTTCAGTAATAACACCGTCGGGTTCAAGTACCCCAATACTTGGTAATGTTTCGGTGAGCGTTGAGGTGATTTCTTCCCAGTTGGTCCATCTATCTTTAAATGCTACTCTTACTCTAAATCTATGAAGACCAGTAGTGAGTGAGTTGTTAGGGATAGATACGCTTACAGCTGTAGTTCCGCTGTAATTTTTTACTTTGGCATCACCTTTATAAATTTCAACCTCATATTTCTGTTGATTCGATGAACTCCATGAAAGAGATAAAGCCAAGTCTATATTACTACCACTCAAATTAATATTATCTAAGGTTGCTACTATATTTTTTAAGGTTACTGTTTTACTTGCGCTGTTAACATATCTATTAGAATAGGCAACCGTAACTTTAATAACTTGCTGTCCTTCGGTCAGTTGCTCTGCAGGAATAGTATAGCTAGTCGCTGTAGTTCCTGTGTATGTTTTTACCACTTGATTAGATTTTAGAACTTCTACTTTAAATTGCTGTTGATTGCTAGATTGCCAACTTACCTTAATAGGATTTTCCCAGTAGTCACCTTCTACAAGTAAGTTTGAGATGGTTGCTTCAATATCCTTTAATGTTAAGCTTCTAGTTTGATTATTTACAAATCTATTCGCATAACCTACCCAAACTCTAAATACATGTTCGCCTTTTGAAAGATGTCCTGCTGGAATAGTATAATGCTTTGCTGTAGTCCCTGTATATGTTCTAACAACTACATTCTCTTTCAATACCTCAATCTTAAATTGCTGTTGGTCTGTACTTTGCCATGATAAGTTAATAGGTGCTTCCCACAGGTCTCCAGATACAAGTAAGTTAGAGATAGTAGCTACTACATCTTTTAATGTTATGTTTTTAGTGGTATATGCACTCCAAGCATCACCAGCACTGCCCGTATAAGCTGTTCTAACCCTAAACGTATGTTCACCAGCACTAAGGGTACTAGCAGGTATTTTTAAACTTGTCGCTGTTGTACCAGTATAAGTTTTTACTAAAGTGTTGCCTTTGAGGATTGTTACCTCGTACTTATGTTGGTTGGTACTTTGCCAACTTAGAGATATTTCTCTCTCCCAAAACTCTCCTGCAACAATCAGATTTGAGGAAGTTGCTGTAATCCTGGTTAGAGTTTTAGTAACCTCTTTAGTAACCCACCTGTCAACGTTGCCATAACCTGTATAAGCAACTGACAACTTAAATACAGCAGAACCGTAAAACGCTATACTCTTAGCAGGTATCGTATACGCCTTCTGGCTATCACCGCTAAATGTATTTTTAACTACACCAGCTTGTATAACTTCGATTTTCCACTTGCTTTGATTTTCTGATGTCCAAGTTATAGGTATATCGTAGTCGATGTTTTCAGCATTAATATTTAAATCTGATATTGTAGCTTGAATGTCTCTTAAAGATAAATTCAATGTAGACCAATTTGTCCATGCTCCTTGTGGATTAGCTACTCTAACTTTTACTAGTGCATTTTCTTTGCTCGAAAAAGTGTTCGCAGGAATGACTAAGCTTTTAGATGTTGTTCCTGTAAGAGTACTTCCTACTTTATTATTATTTTGCCATAGTTCAGCCTCATACTTGCCTTGGTTTGTTGATAGCCAACTTACTGTAATAGCCTTCTCCCAGTAGTTCCCCTGTTGTAGTAAGTTTGAAAGTGTCGCAGGAGGATATTCAGATAATACTGTATACGTAGGATTGAAAAGCATCTTATAGCTACTATTGCTCCCGTTATGCTCTCCTGTTAAAATAACACCTTTTTCTTTTACTTCTTCAACGAGTTCTGATGTTATATGAAATTCAAAAGGGTTTTGGTTTTTGAGTTCAAAGAGTCTTCTCCCTCGAGTTGGTAAATGATTAGGTGTCATAGCATTGACATCTATATAGCTATTTGCTATATACAGCCACATAATCATGTAAGGTATAGAAGGTCTTGGTAGACTCATCAAAAAACTTTCTACACTTGCATTATCTCTAAATGTTATATAAATATCATTTGTAGTCATGCTATTTACATATCCATAGGATATACCAAAATCTAGACTTGTTGAGTCTACAGCTGATAAGCTATAAGCCCCATTGTTGTAGTTCCAAAATCCTCTCCAATGTGTATTTAATGTTGCCATTCTATCCCTCCTTTCTTTACACTAGTCCACCACGAGCAAGCATTTGCTGTTCACTTGGCAGCATCTTAATAACTCTCTCTACTTTCTGAATAGCACTAATGAGGGTATCTAGTCTATTTTCTACTCCACTATTATCTGCTATATTGTTAAACATTTCCCTTGTTTCGTGGTTGTTCACAATTTTAGCCCCTCTTTCCACGAACATTAATTCAGGGCCTACCTCATTCATACGGGTAAGTCCACCACTGAAATATGAAGTACCGTTCGCATTTCTTGGCACATAAGAAATACTTGTGCTATTACCATTTGTTACGGTAACTTTTCTATATTTAGCCTCTAGTTCAGCTCTTCGTTTCTCATATTTCTCATCTTCTTCAAGTTGTCTTTTAAGCATTTCTTCATGTAAAGCAAGTTTTCTTTGAATTTTCTTTTCTTCAGCTAGAGTACCTCCATTAAACTGCTCTCTAAGTTGTTTTTCATACTCTGACATTTGTTTATTAAAATAATTAGAATAGGCATCACTTATTTTTTCTATAGAATCTGTAGCTGATTTTTCCATATCTACAAAACTGCTTGATACACTATCAGCAACATCAGTTAATGCTTGATCTGCTCCCTCTGCTAATTCTTCTGAACCTTTCTTTGCTTCTTTATAGAAAGAAACAATATCTGCACGAATGTAGTCTAGTTTTTTTATACTTGTACCAAGTCTATCGTTCATACCATCTACAACTGCATTTATGACTGCAATAAAAGCATTAGGAATGAGCAATATAGCGTTAACAACCCCTTGTATAGCAAGTACACTAAGTAATTCCATACGCTCCATCGCACTTTCCCAATTACCAGTAAACAAATCAACAGCAACCATCATTGTGTTATTAAAGAATTCTACAAATGGCATCAGAGCATTTTTTATCTCTCCTATAACTGCTATACACGCATTCCCCATAGTCTTTAAACTTTCAAGATTCTTACCAAACATAGCCTCAATAAGTAAAAAGAGAGGTTCTATTAATGGCCAGACCAAATCTACAAGGGTATCAAAAATAGCTACAACAACATCTATAAATGGGGTAATTTGCCCAACCCATTTAGACATGTAACCACTAATTCCTCCCACCAACTTATCCCACCAATTTGCTACAGAGTTGAAAAGCTTAAGAATTCCACTTATCAAAGGCTCAAAAACACTAAATAGACTTAGTTGTATGGATTCAAATTTACTCCCAATAGCCTTTTGTAACCCATCTATATTGTCCGTAATTGTTTTAGCCATGCGTTCAGATGTGCCCGTTGCATTTTCTAATTCACTTGTAAAATGAGTGACTTCATCTGCACTTGCCGCCAACATAGTCGTAAATGCAGCTAATTGGTTCGTTCCTGCCACATCCCTTAAAAAGCTATTCTTTTCAGCTTCTGTCATTCGTGTCATGGCATCTTGCATCTCTCCCATGACTTGAGTAAAGGATTTTGCTTTTCCATTAGCCTCATACATACTTAATCCATATGCTGTCATGGCATCTGTGGCAATCTTATTCTGACCATATAAACGTGCTAACACGGAATTTAATGCTGTACCAGCTTCTCCACCTTTTACACCAGCATCAGCCATTTTACTTAACCATGCCGTAGCCTCTTCAACACTTAACCCAAAAGCACGTGCTGTTGATGCACTATTCTTATAGGCCTCTCCTAACTGTTCCACATTTGTATTGCTATTACTCATAGCATAAGCCATAACATCTGCTAAGCGTGTGCTTTCTTTAACTTCCAGACCAAAAGCTGTAAGGTAATCTGTTACAATATCCGATGCTTTCCCTAAATCCATACTCGCTGCTGCCGCTAAATTTAAAATACCAGGTAAGCCATCCATACTTTCTTGAACATTCCATCCAGCCAAAGAGGTATATTCTAATGCTTGCGCTGCTTCTGTAGCACTAAATACAGTCTCAGCCCCAAACTTACGTGCACCTTTTACAAGTTCTTCAAACTCTTTATTAGTTGCTCCACTTATTGCTGCTACTTTACTCATTTGAGCCTGAAAGGCTACACCAACCTCAAAAGTTTGAACAATAAGTTCTTTCATAACCGAAATAAGCTGCATAAAAGCTTGTATTGCCAGCTGTACACCTGTACTAACTAACGCCGCCATAGCACCACCTAGCAATCCACTTTGAATGGAGGCATCGCCCATACCACTTGCGATATCACCAACACTCATACCAAATAGGTTGATATTTTTAACAGCGTCTAGAAATCCATTTCCCAAGCTTTGAATCGTTGCTTTAACAGAGCCTGATTTTTTTTCTACTCTTTCTGTACTATCTGCCACATTATTTAAATCTTTCTGGGCTTCACGTGCTCCATCTACTTTTACATGTGTCAGTAATGTTCCTAAATCTAAACTAGACATGCTCTTCCTCCTTTCCGTATTTTTCTCTTAACTTATCAACATCAGGAGAAGTACACATATAGCGAATATTATCCTTTAGAATTTCCATTCCTTGCTCTGATTTTGTATGTCCTTCTATTTGTGCTAATCGTTTTAACATTATAAATTCATCGAACGGAAGTGCTTTAACTTCTAGGTAGCTCATATTGGTAAATTGTGCTATCTTAATACACTCCCACGCAATAGCTTCATCATCATTGAATAATGAACTCATATCTACCCCATCTTGCTTATACTTTTTTGATACAAGAATGGGGCGATTTAGTTTGGGTTAGTCATTAATTCAAAGATAAATTCAAAATAAGCTTTGAAAATTTGTGTCTGAATGATATAGTCAATCCCTTCTTTATTGAGGTAAATACTATCAAAAACTCGACCTTCAGTATTGTTGTTTAATATTTTAAGTGTTATCTCTTCTGTTTGGGCTTCAATATCTTCAAAACGAAGTGTCTTATGATCTCTTTGCTTAAAGGCTTCTATTTCATTAAGAAAAAGCCTACTCGGTTTCTTAACATGGATGGCTGTTCCATCTAATAATGTAATAGGCATTACCTTTTCATTGATTACTCTTAAATCTAATTTCATATATAGATACCTCTTTCTTTTTTATAAATAAAACAGGCTAGGAATTAACCTAGCCTCCAATTACTTCTTTTTCTTCTTTATATGTCACCAGTGTTCCGTCTGCATCTTGACTAATCGCTGTAAATTCAGCATCAATTACTGTTTCATTCTCTGGGTCAAATGCAATCGTAAAACCATTTCTACTTGTACCCACAATAGTGAGCTTAATGTGTTTCCCTTTATCTGTTGTGTGTACAAAGTGAATAATATAGGACTTACCATCTGCGTGTTTCTTCCCACCAATTTTTACAATACGATAAGCGTTCTCTCGAGCAGGTTCTGTAACCCTAGCTGTTGCACATAATGCTTTCAACACTTTACCATTCCATGCAAGGATTCCTGATTTGAAAAGTACATTCTCTTTTGTTAGGAAGTTTTTAATAGTAACTCCCATATCATCTGTCACAACTTTCCACTCATTTGTGTACTCTAAACTTGCCCCTCCTTTTATATGTCCAATTTTATTTGCATCCACTTCAATTGCTGTGTCTTCTGGAACTTTCCCTGTAAACTCCATGATGTACAAGTCACCAGAACCAAGCTTTACATCGTCTTTATCTGTCATTGTGGTACCAGAAAAGAACTGAAGCTGTAACGGCATTAATAGCTTTTTAGCTTTCATCTATTTACCCTCCTTGTAATATTAAAGGTTGCCTTTTGATGATGTGTAGTCTGACTTGGCATTTTATTGCTTATGTAACCGCCACCATTTTGGACAACCTTAATGATTTTATTTGTTAATGGATTATCTCCTATAGTAATCAAAAGTCTTTTTACTTGCTCTATGATAGCCAAAGATTTATCTAAATCAAAAGCTATACATGTTATATTTAATGTATCTATGGCCTTAATCCCATTGTCTTGTATATTATAAAAATCATATACAAGACATTCTTGTATAGAAGGCCTTTCACTTTCATGATAAATCTTAATGCCTAACCGCTTTAAGACTTCATCTTGAATAAGTATTGCAATTACTTCATCCATTGTGAGCGTGCCCCCTCACCTAATATTTTTAATATTGTAGCTTGGTTAGCTCTAACAGCATTAAGAAGATATCTCTTGGGCTTAACCCCTTTTGTTGAATGCCATTTACCCTCTGCATCTTTATAACGCCATGGCACTTCTTTTCTACCATTACCACCTATTGCATAAATCCCTGTCCCCTCATGTCTATAGGGGGCATACTCTAATGTATTGCCTATAGTTACTTGCATTTCATTACGTTTAACCACATGGGTGATATCTGCCCTTAATGTTCCATCATCAACTGGGCATTCTTTCTTGGCATCATTTTCAATCTTTTGACCTACACGATCTAACCCGAACCATATGGCATCTGGTAATTGATTTGCTTTAGCTCTCAATTTATTTGCTATACTTCCCATTACACAACCTCTTTCAAATAGACCTGTGCAAGCCTCCCCAGTTCATTAGGTGGCTTTTCTACTAGGTAAACCTTATTGTCTGCTGTCTTTAATCTCTGCCCTACTTTTAATCCTCTATGACGTGTAAGTCCCAAATGTGTAACTTCTGTATATGATAGGTCATTTTTAATGTTGGTGCCTGAAATATGGTTAATCGCAATGCTTAATGTACCAATAAGACTTTCTTGGGCCTTACTCCCCCATTTACTCTTAGTTTCAATTTCCTCCCATATTTCACACCTTTGTATCTGCCGATTAATCATTAGAAACACCTCTTTTTAGCAGTCTGTGAGCGTATAGGTCACGTTTAATTTCATTAGGTATATCTTCTACATAGGTTTCAGAAACACCACTATAGGATTGAGATTTCAACCCCTCTGTGCCTTTACGGTTATAGAGTATAATGGCTAAATCTATTACTTGGTTTTGTAATTCTTTTTCTACATAAGCTTTATCTCGCTTAGTAAAGTTCATTACTTTATTGATAGCCTTATCAATATACCTTTGTAATAATGGCTCCTGTGTCTCATCAGCACCAAGTTCTAATTTTAATAGTTCAATTGTATCCATTCTCTCACCATCCTTAAGAAAAAGGGGAAGGAATTATTCCTCACCCTGCTGTTCTTTTTTATGTTTACGTTTTTTAGGCTTTTCAATCTCTTTTTCTTGCGTTACTTCTTGACCTAGTTGCTTTTCTTCTCGATTATGATACCTTCTTAACAACATCTCATCCCTCCTTACGCATCAGCTTCTGCTTTGAATTGAGCAACAACTACTTTACTATCATTGGATAAATGAGCTGTGTAATGTTCATCTGCTGTGATAACAGTTGTTTTCTTAAGGATATCTCTATCGCTTTCTACAATAACATCACGCTTTTTGTAAATGGTTAATGCTGGTACATCTCCATCCACTTCTGCATTTGTTACTTTTACAATAGGACATTCATACCAAGTAGAGTTTAATTTAACTTTTTTAGATGGGATAACTTGGCAACCTGCAATCTCTCCAATAACACCTGTCATAACCACATCTAAAGGATATTTATTTTTGTCTCTAAATTCTGGGTCAAGTCTTAATTGAGTAATTTGTTTTGGGTGTACAAACATTACTTTTTGTGCATAGTCTTCTTCTCCAAATACATCAACGGCTTTCACTACGCCTTCATATCCGATAATAGCTGCTTTTCCATCATATTTAGCTGTAGCACTATTAAGTGCATCATAGCAATCATTATCAATCTTAGCTGCAATAGAAATTTTAAGTTGCTTTTCTGCTTCTCCTACTGGGTCACCATAACCACTTAATGCAGCTTCATCTGTAATCTCAACACCTTTACCAGCTTTTTTTACAGTAGCAGTTGTTGTAGTAGCTGATAATACTACGGTATCCATTGCTACACCTTCTGCTACCACTTCTGCATCACCAATGTACGCATATTTAGGAACAGTAATTGTATTACCTGGTTGACCTACTAATGCGCTATCAATCTTTGCAAGTGGTGAAAACTTAATGGCTTTATCTAATCCTGCTGAAATCATATCTGCCATTACTTGTGGGTTTACTAAATTTGTTAATTTTGTTTGTGCCATATTAAGGCCCTCCTTTTATTGTGTTAGTTGTTTATAAACTTCAGGTTGAGCGTTATAGAGTTCCACTCTCTCTGAATAACTCATTTTGTGGAATTGTTCTTTTGTAATACCTTTAGGTGCACCACCTGTATTAGTAGGTTTAAATCCACCTATTTGTGGTGGTTGCTGCTCTTCTTCATCAAATAAGTAAGCATCACTTTCTTTGAGTGCTGTAAGCTGCTCTTCAAGTCCTGTAAATTTGTCACCTTCAAGCTTAACTTTGTCCATATCAAGAAGTGCTTTAAGTGCTTTTAAGTTCTTGGCCTTCGAACTTTTTAAAGCATCTTCCAATCTATAGTTAAAGTCTTTTTTAGCTGCTTCATCTTTAAGTTTTGCAATTTCTGTCTCATATTCAGTGACCTTATTCTGCAACTTCTCATTGTCTACATTATTTTTCTTTAAGTCAGTGATCGTTGCATGAGCTGTTTCAAGTTGAGCTTTAACATCTTCATAGTCAGCTTTAGCCTTCTCAACGTCTTTGCCGTTTTCGGCCATAATACTGTCTATAGCTTCTTTTTCAAGCCCTAAATCTTCTAAAAACTTTCTCTTCATAATAGCCTCCTACGCTTTTTACGAGTATGCTCTCACGGATTTGTTATGTTAGGTTATTCTTTTACGCCTATAACCTATTAAAAGGCAATAAAAAAAGCACTCCCACTTAGAGCGCTTTTTTCTATATTTCATTCATGAAAAATTGTATAAACGACCTCCCAAACTTACTTACCATCATTGAATCACTTCTATCTAATCTTTTAAAGCTTATTGAATTAATTTTTTCACCTTTCATGCTTTTTCTTATAATATCTTGTAGTAAGAGTATATTTTTATATAAATCATCTTCTTTTTCTGCTCTCTTACTAGTGAATAACCCAAGTCTTAATAATCGTTCACGCACTGCTTTGTATTGGTCATAGTCTATTTGAAACTCATTAAGTATATCTATATATGTTCTTTCCCTATCTACTGCATTTCTTTCATAGTAGAATTTTAATACACCTATATCAACCATTCTAAGTTCTTTTAATGTGTCATAATAAGTCAAGATAAAGTCTTCACTAGGATTTTTCATTCCTGCTATGTTTATAAATCCATTCGCTATATATTGTATCTTTTCTTCCTGAACCTCATCCAATGCGTAGTCACTGATAATACCAAAATAATACTCCTTAAATTTTATAAATTCATCTGGTTCAAGTTTAGTCAATCTTTCTTCTAGCACTAGTATCCTATTCTTAATTTGTAACATAAATTCTTCAAACATTCTCTCTTGTCGCTTTTGTTTATATGCCAACATACTACTCACCACTCCCGGAGCAACTGTACCTACAATGCCATCTAAAAATAGTGAACATGCTATTTCAGCCGCTGGTTCTTTTGTTGCATCAAATAAATCTTTTGCTTTTTCTTTTAAATTCATTTCCATCACTCCTTTACGCTATTTTAGCATAAAAGAATATTCAAAAAGCCCCCTATTAAGAGTGCTTAATTTCAAGATTATTATCTTTAAGAAATGTATAGATTGCTTTTGCTAAGCGTGTTACAGTTTCTTCTCCAAGTTCTAAACTGTACATATCTTCTATACCATGTAAAACTTCATGAATCAATGTTGCCTCTTGCTGTTCAGCATCATAAGCCTTATTGATATGAATTACTTTTTCATCATAAAAAATTTCCCCATAACATTCACCACTACCAGTCTTTAATGTTTGTTGAGGCTCTAAAAGTTTTATCTCATATTCTTTCCATCCTATTTTCACTTTTTCTACCAAGATTTCCCCTCCATTTCTCGTTTTCATTTCTAATACATTTAAATATCTAAAATCGGGATACAAGTACATCTGCACCGTGGATGAAAAGGTGGTATATCATAGCTATCAATACTTATAATTTCTCCACTTTTACCACTACAAATATCACACGTTCTTTCATCTTCTGCTACTAGAATTTCTAGTTCTTTATAACCACTATCTTTATAGCGTTGTGTAAGTCCTGCATTAAGTGTATGCATAAGCTCTGTACGAACTACTCTATCCGCCTCATTAAAACCTACTTGCATTTTATTCCTAACAGTTTTTACAAGGTCATCTTTCGATTTCCCTAAGACAATAGTGTCTGTAATGCCTTTTTTTAGTATCCCAGACAACTTATTTTTATTATCCCATACAGTAGATATAAAATGTTTAGAACTCCATGGTCTTGCTATAATCTGCTTTACTGCCACTTCATCTATTAATCCAAAACTTACATGAGGTAGAGGGACATCTTTGTAAATATTCCTAAGTGCTTCTTCTAGGTTATAATTAAGAATATCAACTTCTTTTATCCCCACCTTTGCAAGTTCAATATTGAGCCTTTCTACAAGTTGCTTATATCTTGCATAAGTCCATATCTCACTTCTAGAAAGCTGCTCATCGAGCATCTTATAATAAAGCCCTTCAACTTCTTTCTGTATCTTTTTTGATGCGTCCTTATAAATTTGCTCTATCTGTTTTTGCATCTTATCATTGGATAAATCAAATTGTCGCTGGGCTATTTCATCTATTCTTTTCTTCCAATAATCCTTATTCTTCTTTGTCATGATTATCAGCGAGCTCCTTTAGTAACTTAGCGTATTTTTCAGGATTAATAGCTTCATCTTGTTTTATACGTTCAAGTTCTTCTTCCAAAGACTTAGCATAAGGATGTCTTTCGATAATACTTCTGCTAGAGACAACGCCTACTGAGTTCTTACAGTTATTCACAATGTCCGTCTCATTCATCGTAATATCACGGTTACATTCAAGTGTTATAGGTTTATCTGTAACAGTTTTCCTAAGTAATTTTAAGTACTCATTAATGAAATACATTAAGTTCTTAAAGTAATTCTTAAGCTCTACCTCTAATTTATTACACTTAAGGTCTAGTCCACTATAAAGCGTTTTCAATGCAACCCCTGAAGGTGCATTACCACCTAACATTTTGTTGCGGTCTACACTGCGCCCATACAAGTTAATATCATCTTTCAGTGTGTTATTATGACTTTCATTAGCTGTAGTATCTATTGTAGGTGTTTTAAATTCTACTGACCCATCACTTTCTATTTCAATCATTCTTCTTTTTAACATGTCTTCAAGTGTTTTTGTATTTTCTGGATTCCCTGCATAACCCACTAATACAACAAAGAAGTTCTTGAAATCCTCTAGTAAATCATCTAATCTTTTACGATTACAAGCGTATGCATCTATAAGTTCCTTGACATATTTTAAGTCTGGTATTTCTCTATTATTATTTTTGCAATACACAAAAGGCACTTTACCGAATGAATACTGTTCTCCATCCATAGTAAAATGCCCAAACTCTTGACTATCTGGTAGAGATAAATACTTTTCTGAATCAAGAATTAACTTACCATTTTCCAAAATATAAAAGTATGTTGCCTGATGATCATAAACTTCAACTTTTGTAATCTTTTCCTTATTTTTTCCCTTATACTCTTCAATCTCATAAATCCTAACAACCCATTTTAAAGCTGTATGGGAATCATCTACCCATACTGGACAAATTTGCTCTGATTTATGTAAAAAGAATTTCATTCGCCCTTCTTCATTAAAATAAACTTGAGACCATGCTATACCCTTGTTCGCTGCTTCTGTAGTAAGTAATTGGAGTTTATATAAATAATTATCCCCAAGAACATTTTTCACTTCTTCAAGGTACTGCTCATCATCACAGCTAATAGTAACCTCTTGTCCCAATAAGTACTGGACTTTTTCATCAACTAGATTGTACATAAAAGCATGTGGCATTTCTGTATCTTCTGGTTCATTATCATAATACTGCTGACCTTGAAACATTAGTTTTCGTTGTTTACTTGCCAAGAACTCTCTTATGTATTCTTCTATGATAAATAAATCTTGACTATCCATATTATCCCTCCTTATTTAAATTTAAAGTTGCTTCCTTTTGATTTCGAGTAAATGGCATATCTAATACTATCTAGTACGTCATCCCATAGCTTCACAGGCTCTCCACTATGTTCGTTCCATACATACATAAATATTTCTTCTTTAAACCTCTTTACATCCTCTACAATATAGAACTTATCCTGTTTAAAGAGTTTCGCTACCACTTCTATGCCACTAAGTACAGCCTTGTCTGCATTAATAGCCCATAGCCCCTCTCTTTTAAAACGTCTTACATGTTCAGGTCTTGCACTATCACAATAAAAAGGAATACTTCCATAGTCTTTTTTAATCTTTAAGGCTTCTTCTACCCAAAAGTCTATTTCTTGATGCTGTTTAGCTATCTCTTTAATGAGATAATAAGTACCACTTGCTTCTCCAATAAGTACTATACTTCCATAATGCTCATATCCCCAGTCAACACCACAAAAATAAGATGTAATTTCCTTAGTTGGGATATCACATCTTCTAATAAAGTGTTTATTCTGGTTAAAATCTTTGTACACAACTCCTTCACCAGATACCCATTGGCCTAAAATATCTCTATCATAGAACATGCCTGATGGCGTTGAGAGTTTAATACTTTCTATGTATTCACAACTTAAGAATACATTGTCATCTAAAGTGAAATTAAACGCTTTTATATTCAACTGCCCATCCTCTAATCGCTGACCCGTTTTATCTATATAGTCAACTTTTACTGTATGCATGGGGTTCTCTGGATTGGTATCCATAATTATTCTTGCTCCTGGATAAGAACATCTTGAAATGACTTCTTTAACAAATGTATCATGGAGCGCTGTTGCCTCATTCAGAAAAGCGCCTGCTGCTGTAAAACCTCTAACTTTTTTCCATGCGTCTGCATTAGCGCCATCAAAGCAATAAATTTTGTTTCCAAATATCTCAATGGCATTAGTCTTATCAAGCTTTAATTCTTTTCCTAAAATCTTCTCTAGATCATCAAGTACATTACGTCTTATACTGGCCTGCGTACTACCACCAAGTATAAAAGACAACCCTTTCCCTTCAAACTTTGCTATGTGACTTAAGAATACATAGTCAAGTATAAAGGTCTTCCCTGACCTTTTAGCCCCTGAACATATCAAAATCTTTGGATTCTCCTTAGCAAAGCATCGAAATACTTCTATTTGTTTAGGTGTTAACTGCATCTATTAACCCCCTTAAAGCTGCTGCAACATCTTTTTCTTGATTACTTGTATTACCTTTTACCTTTGATTTCATAGCAACAATTCTTGCTTTTTGTTCTTCAGTAGCAAGTTCCCAATTTTTATGAATCATTTCATCATATTCTTTTAACATACGATTCAATGTAGCCATAGCTGTACTCTGTGCACGTAAAAAATTCGCTTGTTTATCCCAAGCGAATTGAATTTCATATTCTTTTTCTTCTGTACTGTATTTATCACCATCTATGACTTTTTCTTTTCGTAATTCTTTTGTCATGTCTTTTTTATTTTTCACATGCATAATCTTCTGAGACTGTATTACTCTTGCATATTGAATTAAAATACCTTGCCACAATATATCTATCTGACTTTCATTATTAATTTCTTCCATAATACTCTGGATTTCTTTTGGCATGTATTTCGAATATAGTCCATGCTTCAAATTATTTTTATTCCCTTTCGGTGCTCCCACTTTACCTTTTTGCTTACTGGATATTACCTTATCTTTACTCCACTTATATCTTTTTCTCCAAGAGGAAATAGTGTTTTGTGAAATATCATATTTACTAGCTATCTCCTTATATGTCATTCCACGCTTATAATCTTCGTGTACCTTTTCCCTTATATTATCTGGTTCTCTAATTTTTATCATAACTTTAATTCTCCTTATTATAAATATCAATATACTTGTAAAGAGTACTTCTTCCTATCCCTAACATTTTTGCAAATCCTACAGCAGATAAATCTCCATATGCTCCACTTTTATATTTTTCGTATTGCTTAATAAAATCACTTGGCAATTCTACCTTTGGTCTTCCTAATTTGACCCCTTTTTCTCGTGCTACATCTAATCCTTGATTAATCCTATTTACTATTTTCTCCCTCTCTTGTTGAGCCATATGTGCTTTTAAAGTAATAACTATATCTATAATCATTTGATACATCGAATCATCGGATATTTTGTTATAGTCATTCATATAAGGAATATCAAGTGCAATAACCCTTATTCCTTTACTCTTTAATTCTTTCAATTCCTTAATTGTATCATCAGCATTCCTTCCTAGCCTGTCCAAGTCAGATACCAATAGTGTATCACCTGTTCTTAGTATTCTCCTCATCTCATTATAATTAGGTCTATTATCTGCTTTTACTTTTCCACTTATTGTATCTGCATAAAACTTATCTATTTCAAATCCATTTTCTTTTGCATATCCTTTTAATGCCAATTCCTGCCTATCGTGTTTCTGTGTATCTTTATTAGTCGAAATTCTCATATACCCTATTATCATAATTTCACTCCTAATTTAATTATTTTATAATAGTATATCAAATTTTTCTTATAGTGTACACAAAAACTATTATTCTTTTCATAGACACTTTTAGACCATTTTTTTATGCTTTATTAGCTATTTTCATTACTAAATATATTGTCTATGTATTCATTTGATTTATAGACACCACATATTTACATATTAGTGCATTTTTAAGTTCGTCATTTTTCACAATGAGTGCACCATTTTCTTAATAATTGAATCGCACCCCTAACGCTTATGGGTGCACTTATTTTTTCTTTTCTTTTTTCTACTGCTTCTGCTTCATTTTTAGTCTTCTCCCCTTGTCTTTATTAGGTTTTCTATGTATCTTGCAATATATGGTAAATATCATTCTTTACTATACCAAGTCTGAAATGTATACAATCACCATCTAACCCTTGATATATCAAACTTAAGATAACTTATCTCTAACAAAATTTCATTCATAGTGTAAAACTCTGTTATTTTATACTCCCAATAGCCTTTTTTTAAATGGGTTATTCGTCTTTTTCATTCTAAATCTTTTACTCTCATCAACTGCATCTATATACCTATATGTATCTCTTCTATTATCATGTCCCAGTAATTTCTTAACCTCTTCAATATCTCCACCTGTCTCCATAAACAAATGATATGCTGATGTCTTCCTTGGAGTATGTGTCCCTATATCCCTAATCCCACACTCTAGCCCATACTTAACAATAAGGTTCTGTACCTGCCTATAAGTAAGTGGTTGATTATATCCTTTTTGAGATGGCATTAAAACTCGCCAATCTTCCTTATCTTTTATGACCTCTTTTAATCTCTTCTCAATTTCTGGCTCTATAGGAACATCTCTTTTTTTCCCAGTCTTTTGTTCTATAAAATCAAAGTATCCCTTTTTCAATACTCTTTTTATATCTCCTACAGTTAAACCAAGCACTTCTGTACTTCTAAAAGCCCCACTTCTAGCAATCAACCAATAACAATATATCCTTTCATCTCTATATGAAAGATGATTAATATAGTTAATTTCTATGTCAATGTTCTTTATTGGTTTAACTGCCTTTCCCACACAATCACCTCTTGTATAAAATACTTTCTATTAATAATTTGTTATAATCAGTTCTCCATACTCTTTTCTAGCCTTTTGCTCTTTTGATACTGAGTAAGCTACTTTTACTTCTTCAACATTAAAGTCCTTGTACCATTTTCTCACCTGAGGATGGTCATTGATTGTCACCATAAACTTCCCTTTAATATCCGCTAAAGTATCTCTTAATAAAAGATGCTCCTTTTGGCCAAACTCACTTCCATAGCCTGCAGTCTCAAAATAGGGTGGATCACAAAAGAAAAAGCTGTGAGGTCTATCATATCTTTTAATAATATCCTCAAAGCTTTTATTCTCAACATAGGTATTTCTAAGTCTTTCTTTAATGTCACTTAATACACCTTGATAGAATATGTGTGGTGCTGGCTCTTTATTTGTGCCATAACCATATGTACTCCCTTTCCCTGCAAAGCTCTGTGAAATAAGGTATAAAAAACGCACTGCCCTTTGAATTTCTGTAAGATACTCAACAGTACAGTGCTTATATTCTTCAAACATATCTCGTCCTGAAAACTCATACTCTAGTACACGCTCTATTTCAGGTGCATGGTATTTAATCATACGGAACATATTGATAAGTTCTTTATCAATATCATTGATTACTTCTACCTTGCTAGGCTCTTTTCCAAAATAAACCCAACCTGCACCAAAGAATGGCTCTACATAACAAGTATGTTCTGGTATTCTTTCTAAAATAGTTTTTCTTAATCTCGACTTTCCACCCATACGTGGAATTGGCGGTTTTAACATTTTTTAATCTCTCCTCATAAAATAGTTTCTTGGGTTAATCATATTTCTGTACACACCTATTTTATGGAAAATAAAAAAGCATCATTACCTTCTTAGTAATAATGCTTTTCCCCTTCATGACGACTAATTTAATACAATGGCTATATGTAATATAATCCGATGTCCTTTAATCGCACATCTTGATATTAATATCATATACCATATTAGCAAACATTTTCCATAGCATTTTGCAAGCATTTTACAAGCAAAAAATAAGCATTTTATGCCATCATCCTAAATCTATCTAAAACTTTCCTGCTACGCCTAGTAATTGTAGACCCTGTGACATCTAGGTAATCAGCAACCTCTTCCACAGTATATTTCTTAAAATATCTAAGTTCTACTAGTCTTCTTTGCTTTTCACTCAATGTATCTAAAACCTTATCCATCCTTAATATAACTCTCTCTTTTTCTTTTATCTTATCTAATATTTCAAATATTTCTTTATCTACAACGCTAATATCACCTACCACTGCTTTTTCTACTGTACTAACAACATTATGCACCGTACTTCTTCCAGGCACAATTGAATCATAGCCCCTCCCCCCTAATATTGATATTTTATTTTCTCTTGTAGCTTCTTCTCTTAAAATCTCTAAATCTATTTTTAAAATGTCAATCTCAGCTTTAATAATCGGATAACTTGATAGCATTTCTTCCATCTCTTTATATGTTTTCATTGCATCAACTCCTCTTTAGTTTAATAATTATCAAAGCACTCATGCCATTCTCAGCATAAGTGCTTTAATATTTATTGAACGTTTTCTTCTAATAATAGTACACTTTATTCATTCCCTTTTTATCCTACTTCCCTATCCCTTAACCTTTCTATCTTCTTTTCTCCCTTCACTATATCTAATACATCTTGCCAATATAGTGTTTCTCTTCCTGATTCCATTTGTATAACTATAAACCTTTCCGTTTTTGCCACTATCTTATATCCTTCAATTTTCATTCCTATCTTCACTTTACTTTTTAATTTCCCTAATTGTTTTTCCCTTTCCTGTATCTGTCTAATATTTATTTCATATTCACTTTCTTTATTAATATTAGGCCCTATCCTTTTCAACCCTAGTTTAGTGCATCTATTATATATAGCTATTGGTGTACATCCATATCGCTCTGCCAAAACCTTAGGTTTTACCTTTCCATAGTTTTTAATTAAATCTTCATCTATTTCTTTTGTCCATATAAGTGATTTTCCCATCATATTACCTCTAAAAACAAATTTTATTGGATTAATTTATGTATAAACTTTACATAGCCTTCTTTGGTTAAAAACCCTTCATCCACCTCAACCCAAATTGCTTTATCTTGATCTGTAACAAGCAATATGCCTTCTATGTCTGAGTTTTTCATAGAAAAATTAATCCCTTTATGGCACTCTTCTGAGCAACTAATATCATCCTCCCAGATTTGCGCTACTTCATATCCTAGGCTCTCTATCTTCTTAGCCCATTCAAATAACCTTTTATCTATGTTATTTTCTTTACTCGCAGTCTCAATAACAAACATGCTTCTCATACACTTACCTCCAAAATCAATTTTTATTGACTACTTTCAATACAACTAAATCAACTTCTACAACCTCATACATTTCATTACATCTTCTTTTTTTGAATGAAAAAAACGCTTGTTCTTCATCAGCAAAAAGCACTGCTTGTTCACGTGATAATCTTTGTTTTGGTGGACTATAATTATAGTCTGTTCCAAATACCCACTCCCCTGTAGTCTTATTTATTATGGCGTACATCTTATCACCTCCTGAACCATGTCGCTGATGTCGGCGATATGGTCAAAACATTTCTATTGATTAGTAAAAATATTTACTTTATACTAATTATTAGATAGGACTCCTTTTTTAAATCGTCATACCTATCTATAAAATATCCCTTGGCTATCATAAAATAAAAAATCCATCTCCCATGGCTGTTACTTATTTCTCTGCCAAGGGGTATTTTTTTACTCAAAAACTAATTTTATTGACCTACTATATCCTCTAAAATTTTTCCATATTGATTAAATACTTTTTCAGATATTCCTTGAGCTAAAAACATTCCACCCATTAACCCTGAAATATATTCCTTTCTCTCTATTGTAAAATGATGTTCTTTTCCTAATAAATCAACGGTTTTTTTAATACGTTCAATTTCATCATCTAAAGCTTTTATTAAATGATCCATATATCACCTCACCAAAAAACTATTTTATTAAGTCTTTTCCAAATACATCTGAATACATCTGTAATGCACTTGCATAACTCATATTTACAATATATTTAGCTATTTCATCTCCCTTTTCTCCTTCGGGACAAAATGCTAATAATGCATATTTCATTTCTATCATATGCTCTTCCATATCTTCTCTTAAAAATCCAATACAATCATTGGTCATAAATGTTACATCTTCGAAAATTTCTGCAAGACTATCGCTTACACAAGTTCCATCCATGTTCCAATAACATTTCTTTTTACAATGTCCCATACTTCACCTCACAAAGAACTATTTTATTAATTTAAACACTCTTCTTGATAAACTGCTTCAAGCTCTCGGTTAATACATTCATCACATACATATAATGGATTTCCATCATTCTTTCCAATGAAACCACATACTTTTTCTTGACCACAAACTTCACATTTGCATATTTTTTCTTTTTCCATTCTCTATTCCTCCAAAGAATTATTTTATTAATTCAAACATTCTTCTTGATAGACTGTCTCAAGTTCTTTATTAATACATTCATCACATACATACAATGGTTTATTATCATTGTTTCCAATGAAACCACATACCTTTTCTTGACCACAAACTTCACATTTGCATACTTTTTCTTTTTCCATTCTTTACTCCTCCAAAAAATTATTTTATGAATTCAACCTGTATGTCTCTACATCTTCAACACTATAGAAATTAGGTGTGTATCCATATTTATTTATCCAATTACTAAACACTTCATTAAGCTTTTCTTCTAGTTCATCTCGATGTTTTCTTTGAACATCATCAAGATATGTTTCAGCATATTCTCCACAATTGTCATATGCATTTTGTTGAATTTCTTCAATAACATCTTCGGCATATATATATGGCTGAAATGTGATTGCTCTTGCCACAAAGAATGAGTCCTTCTCATACTCTCGTGCTTCTGTTTCTCCTTCTTTTATAGCTTCTTCTTTACTATCGTATAAACCAAAATAATCTTCTCCGTTTAAACTATAACCCCATTTACTCATTTTCATTTCTCCTTTCAACTCATAAAACTTAGATTTGAATACATATATACTGCACTAAATCCCATAATGCATTTAATAAATTTACATAGGGTGTTCGATATTTACCATCAAATTCTCTTAAATCAAACTCATATCCACACCTCTCTGAATTAAATTCAATACCTATATAAACGCCTGTTTTCTCTTCTATAAAATCTATAAGTTGGCCCACTGTAAGTAACGGTGTAGTAACTTCATTTTTCAATCTTCTAGTCGCATCAAGTTGTCTCTGTCTACAAATAACTGTTGGTTCTCCATCCAATGGCACATACAAATCCATCATCTCAGGCTCCCACCATTTCATAATTTCATCTTGCACCTTTTTATCTGTTGATAGAAACTGCTCTACAGATATAACTTTCATCGCTATTCCTCCATTTCACTTGATAAAATTGCTTAATTTTTGTAAATTACTTGATGCTCCACTTATAAAGTCATCAAAATTATTTTTTCTTACTTAAGGCATTTCTTCGCATATTTCTTCCTTGTCCTTTTTTTCTTTGCATATATTGCCATATTCCAGTCATGCTTAAATTTTGGATTACTAAAATCTAGTTGTTCTATAACTTTCAACATAATCTTTTTTACTTCTTCAAATGCATTACATATAACTTTTACCAATTTTCTGCATATTTCTTTAAATTCCTCAACTCCTTTATCCATTCTTGAAGAAATCTCTCTATATTGTTCTTTATTCATACTCCGCCCTCCAAAAAGTTACGTTCACTTAATCTATTTGATGATATGCCAAGACATCATAGCCTTGTTTCTGCATTACTTCACACATAGCATCTACCTGTCTGCATCTGTCATTCCCTTGTGCTGCTATAGGTATACTAATAAAGTATCTTGTTCCTATCCATTTTCTTCTTCCTCTTGTATACAGGCCTGCATCTTTTACAGCTTGGATAACCTTTTCTTCTCTTGCTCCAGGTAATGCAATAGTCATACTATCTAAATTAGCAGTTCCACCATCTTCGCCCATAACAGCTTTTTTAGCAGCTTCCTTTGCCTTAATTAAATCCTCTGTAAGCTTCTTGTAATCTAATTTCATTTACTTCATCCTCCATCAATATTTACTTGTATTCTGTTGCCTGTTCTTGCTTTAGACGTTCACACAGTTCCTTATCTTTATCATTAATAGCCTTGCATACTTTCTCAGCTTCTTCTCGGCTCTTTATTGCTTCATATATTACTGATGTACCTTTTTTAGTTGCTTTACATGTACGTTTCACCTTGAATCCACGTTTAAATTCATTTACTGCAAGTCCTAACAATAACGCTTCATACTTGATAGGTTCTTCCTTCTACATTTTTAAATCTAATTGCTTATATGTAGTTTTAAATCCTAATACTGCACATCCTTCTAGCATTTAATTCCCCCTTTCAAAATCGCTTTTACTCGCCAATCCATGCTATTAAAATTATCATTGCTGCATGAACTACCTCTTAATGCTCCTATCTCATGCATATTTTTTTAATGACACTAGGAATGTTGTTGTATTTTACTAATTCCTCTCTCATCTCAAACACTTGTTTCCTTAAACCTTCCATCCCCTCCTCAAGTTCTAATATGTAATACTTCTGCTGACTAACCTTCTCCATAAATTCTTCTTGTTCTATTTCAAGTAATCTATTTTCTTCACCAACTTTTTCATTTAATTCAAACAGTGCCTTGTTAGCAGTCCGTACCTTCTCAATTTCTTCCCCCTGTTCTTTATAAGATTTATACGCCTTTTTAAGAGCCTCCTCTAATGCTCTTACCTCTTGTTCCTGTTTTTGTACCTTCCTTCTGAGTTGTCTTTTATTAAGCCTACAATCTTTTAACTCCATTTTTTTCTTTAGTCTCTTGTTCATACTTTGCTCCTTTAGTTTAATTTACGTATCACTTACATATTTTTGTCTACAAAACTATCAATCTTTTTAATCTGGTCTTTTATCATAAGTACATCTCTTCTTGCACCTTCCACTATATTGCCCAAGTTGGGATAACGCCCCATTCCTCCCTCTAATAACTTTCTTTGAATGCCACTTACTTCTTTACTTCTTTCTAATAATTCTTCCTGTAGTTCACATATTTGTCGAACTACACTTCTATCAACATTTCCCATTTTTTCTTCTCCTTATATTTTTCTTCCACACATTGGACAGAATACAAAGGCTATAGTCTCAATCTCACATTCCCTTTTAAGTACCTTCACTATCTTATTCTTTGAATCAATATCTATGAGATAGCTTCCTTCTTCCGTCATAATACTCGTATGATAGTCCTCTTTACAAAACCCACATCCTTTTCCCTCTATCACCTTATTATCATCCTGTTTCTCCTTACACTTAACTTCTTGTTCCTCTATATTTTTAACTTCTGCTCCTTTAGTCTGTTCCTCTACTATGTCATGTTTATTTTCTATTTCATAAAATGCAACTTGTCCTTCTAATAGTTTTTCTATCTCTTCTTGTTCAGCCTTTTGATTATCCTTTTTCATTGCTTTAACTTCATTCATGGTTATACTGCCATTTTCTTTATACTTTTGATATGCTACCTCCTGCTTTTCTTCGGGTAGTCCAGATAATTCGTATGCTGTTGATAGATTTACCTTGCTTTCTTTAAACTCTTCCACAAATTCATCTGAAAGATTGTTAGTAATAGCTTCCATTCTTCCTACTTGTGCTGATGAAGTATTTAAAATTTCTGCCACAAGATCTCTAATCCTTCCAGGTATTTTCTCCTGCTTCTTATATGCTGTTAATAGTTCCTTTAACTCCTCTGCTTGGCACATTTTCTCATAATCCGTTAACTGCCTTGCTGTTGAATTTGTCATAATAAGCATTAGCCTTTCTTCTATGCTTCCTGTATCCTCTTCTACTACACATGGCACATACTCAAATTGTGCTTTCCCCTCCTCTACTAATGCTAGTGAAGCAAGACGCCTTTTGTGTCCTGCTATCACTGTGTATTTTCCACCTTCAAGTTTCTTGACTATAAGGTTTTGCTTTATACCCCCAAATAGTTCAATTGCTTCTTTAAGCTCCTTTATGTCATCTGTTCTGTAGAAATTGTGTTCTGAGGGCACTAGGTCATACACACTTAAGGATGTTACTTTAAAAGCTTTAGATTTTACTTCACCCTCTTTAGATTCCTCTTTAGCGAGTGACTTCTCGCTCAACAAAGACTTTAAATCAAACTTCGCCATTTCTTCACCTTCTTTTTGTGTCCAATTCGAACACATTATTTTTCTAAATACTCACTTACTAGTTCTAAATAATCCCTTGCTGCTCCACATCTTCTTGAATATTCCACGATAGGCATTTTTGCAAATGTGCTTTCATCTATCTTCTCTGTTCTTCGTATATGTGTTTTGAACACTGGGTACTCGTCTTGTAAGTTTAGGTATTCTTTTCCTTGAAGATTTACTTCATTTTTCATAAACTGTGTAATAAAACATCCCTTTAAGTTCAAGTTCTGATTTAAGTCTTCCTTTGTTGCTTCTATCTGCTCTTTAATCTCTTTTAGCCCATCAAATGCAAAATCATCAATTTTTACTGGTATTAACACATCTTCCGAAGCTACTAATGCATTTATGGTTGATATGTTTATGTCTGGAGCGTTGTCTATAATACAATAGTCATATTTATCTTTAACTTGATTCAAGGCTTTTCTAAACCTTGTTTGTTGTACTCTACTTTGATCTAAAACTACTTCAAGATTTGCTTTAAGCAGGTTCATATTGGCACAAACAATGTCTAAGTTCTCATAGTCAGTCTTACGAATGACTTCTTCCATATTGAGGTCTTTTTCTATCATCAATGCTTCTGTCCCTTTATGTTCATAGCTATGCATACCAAACATTTTTGAAGCATTCCCCTGTTTATCATTATCAATAATCAGCACACGCTTGTTATGTACTGTTGCTAAAATATGTGCCATATTTACGCTTGAAATAGTCTTAGCTACTCCACCTTTTAAATTAATTATTGATATTATTTTCATTGTTTAACTCCTCTTCTTTCCCTTCGTCTTTTAACGCATCCTTAACCCAAATTTGTTGACCTATTTTCGGGGTATAATGTACTGGCTCTTCAAACAGCACTGGCTTTTCTAACACCCATGCCCACACCCTCTTATACCTTATATCTTTCCTTTCTGCTCCTACACAATGTCTTTCTCTTAACTTGTTATACTGGGCTACTGTTTCTATCTCAAAACTATCCACAATATCCACAATTCCATAAACATTACTTGTCCCACTTTTAATAATGGCTATTGTTCCCCTCTTATTCGTATTACTGCCCCTTAACTCTATGGTCTTTTCGCCTTTTAGTATCCAAGTTGCATAAGGCTCTTTAATAATTAACCCATCCATTCTCTCATCCTCCTTTACTTATGTAGCTGATTCCTTTCTACACAACTTTGCATAAATTGACCAACCTATATTTTCGTTGTATATGACTTTAATGTCGCACTCTCCTGCTAGTGTCCATCCTCTATACTTTTTTTCCCAATATGTTATATCTGGGAAAGCTTTTGCTATTCTTGCTACTTCACTTTTGCTATATTTAAAATCATTATTACGACTTACAGGCTTTTTTAAATTTTTAGATGGTATCCAACGTTTTTTCCCTTCTGGTGATTTACTCAAATAAGCTGCTAAATCATCTAACCCATTTTTTTTAGGTTTAAGATAATGTGCATCTAGTTTTCCTAAATATCTAGGTTCTTTTTCTCCTTTTATCCTTCTTGCACTCCATAGTGCTTGTAATATACTTCTATCTAGTCCACCATTCATAAAAAGATGATGATGTATGCGTCCATTTTCTTCTCCCTTCTCTGTTACAACAATATACTTCAAAGGTTCTAGTTTCTCCTTATGTCTTCTATCTTTCACACGTCTTAAGAAGTTTTTCACAATCTTTTCTGCTTCTTCTACTGTGCTAGGTAGGAATTCATCCTTATATGTCAATACAATATGTAAATCTTCCTTGCTAAAATTAGTTTTTACAAGTTGCATAAAATACCTTCTTGCATTTTTATCATTCAAATTTCTTTGTTTAGGTACAGATATTTTTTTCTTTTTAGCTCTCTTCCCCTTTCTAGCTTGTTGCATAAAAGTACAAGGGAAAATATCCACTTCCATATATTGATTTCCACAGTATATTTTCTTTTCTCTCATAAAACTTCTCACTGTTTTATCCCTCTACTTTCTTCTAGCATAGGTATTCCTTTTTCTTCCTGTTATCTGTATCGTTGAAAAGATAATACCCTTTACAAGCCCCTCACGCCGTCACTACGGCGCTCCTTTTTATTGACTTTTACCGCCTAATTGCTATAATGAAAGTATGTTGTTTTTAAGCAATTAAACGATCTTTTAAAAAACGCTCTGCATTTATTTCCTAGGTATTTGCAAAGCGTTTTTTCTATTATTTAGTTTTTTTAATTTCTTTTTTTGAATAACTCTAACTTGCTTATGTACGTCTTGTATGCGTATTTTAAAACCATTATTTAATGTTGCATAAAGCCCTTCTCGTCTTTCAAAACAATTTTCTTCTACAACCATACCTTCATGCTTTTTGTACCTAATCCTATCACCTTTTTCTATAGGCGTTCCTTTGTAATCTTTATAGTACATTCTTCTAATCCTCACTAAGCATACTTCCTTGCATGCTCTGACTTTCTTATATGGTCTCTAAATTCCAACTGCTTCTACTTCTGATACAGGAATATACCCTGCTGCTTTAAGAGCTTCTCTGTTTTTTCTTCTTGAAATTTCTTGAAGTTCCTCTTTTGTAAAATCCTCCAAGTTCTTTTCATGCCTTACTCCATTCTCGTACCATACACCTATTGCACGTATAGTCCATTCATCTGGGTTGAACTTACCTCTTGCCATCCTTATTCCTCCTCTGTACAAATTGCCCTTATTTATTGCTTTTTGCAAAACGAATTCCTTGTAGAAATACCAATAATTCTTTTTTCTCTTCCTGTTCAAGTTCTTCTAAAAATTCCAGTACTTGTACTGCTTCTTGATAATTTTTTTTATTCATCATTATTTCCGTCATTCTTTTTGACATATATTTTCTCCTTTATAAATTTTTATCCAATACTGAATTGATAAATTCATTTTAATTTTATATTTTGATTTAGTCAAGTCTTTTGTTGTTATTTTTTCATTACTTTGGCTTGATTAATTCATTTTTAAGTTGTATACTCAAATTGCAGTTTCAATAAAGGAGGTGAAATATTATGGAAATGCATCAAAGAATTAAAGAATTACGTAAAAAACATCTTAAATTATCACAAGAATCTTTTGGTAAACAACTTGGAGTCAGCCGATCTGTCATAAACAATATTGAACGAAATTGTCTTGCCCGACCCGACCAAAAACTTTCTCTTATTAAGTTAATGTGCAAAGAATTTAATGTGAATGAAGATTGGATATTGAATGGAAATGAACCTATGTTTACCGAATCTGATATGTTTAGCCTTGATAAACTTGTTCATAAGCATGGTGGAAGCGATTTGGATTTAGAATTTTTAAATGCCTATTTTGAACTAGATGTTGAAATAAGAACAGCATTTATTGAACATTTCAAAAAACGACTATCTATTTTTCCAAATAGAAATGATGCTCCGCGTTCTGATTGCCCAAATGTACCCGAAAAATTAGAATCTGAATTTCCCCCTGTTCAATCCAGTCAATCTGACATTGTATAGTCATAAGAACAAAAAATATTATATTTTGGTATCGGGTAATGTATCACCCAATCTTTCCATTATATTTTTAACTTAAGAAGTCTTTTAACTTAAAAAAAAAGAATTAACTTATTCTGACCTTTAAATTGTAAATTATAATAAATCGTATTGTTACTTCGATAATATATTGCGTACACTCTATTATTTTTATAATTTATATATTTTTTGTGCATAACCCTTCATCACCTTTCTTTTTTAGGAAGATTGGGTGCGGGTATAATTATAGAGTGATTAACATAATTCATTCATTATATGTTAATCACTTTTTTATAATAAAAGTTCACTTTATGACCTTGAAAGGGGTGATTGTATTGAATAAAAGGTTAAAAGAAATTAGGCAAGAATTAGGTCTAAATCAAGAAGCATTTGCTTCTAAAATAGGACTTATACGCTCTACAATATCCAATATAGAAACTGGTAATAGAAATCTTACAGACAGAGTAATAAGTGATATTTGTCGAGAATTCAACGTCAATGAAGAGTGGTTGCGCAATGGCATAGGTGAAATGTTTATAGAAACAGATAATACCCTAATTTCACAGTTAGCCAAAGAATACAAACTAAATGACTTCGAAATAAAGATGATTGAAACCTATGTAAAACTTCCCCAAAATCAGCGTGATGCTATTTCTAATTACATGAGATTTTTGTCTAATGAAACTTCTGCTACTAACTTGGATGATACATCAGAGATTGATGAAGAAGTAGAAAACTATCGTTTAGAACTAACGGCAACCAAAAAGGCAAAATATCAACAGTCTCAGAGCCTACAAACGTAAAAATAAGTTAAGATTCTAAATATAGAAGGGAGCTTACTCATGAATTCGTTTGAGAATCAAATTAAATCTGCTCAAAATGTAGCAAAGCTTTTTTTACTTCTTTCTGATGAACAAAAATTAGCATTTGAACTCCAATTAATGGACTTAAAAGTCAAAAATGAAATACAGCTAGCAAATCCTACATTAACACAATCAGAAGTTAACAATATATATTCTAATGAGCTTCGTTCTATCCTTGCTTTTTTACGTTCTTTAACTGTAAGCGGTTAATAACTGAGTATATTTCCATACTTCCTTATTAATGAGATAATTACTCCAAGACATTCATTGTTTTGGAGTCTTTTACTCTAACTCTATTTGAAATAAGGAGGTACTCT